CGCGATCACATCATCCCGATCGCGGAAGGCGGGACCGAAGACGCGAGTAACGAGCAAGGGCTCTGCCTCGATTGCAGTGATCAGAAGACTGAGACCGAGTCCTTGCGTGGGGTGCAGCGATCGCAGATGACCGATCGCTTTCGCAAATCCTCGACACCGCGCGATCAGCGCGGACAGTTCCGGTTGCGTCGACGTCGATGAGGGGTGGGGGGATCGAAATCGCTGGAGACTGGGCGGCCGGGAAACCGCCCCCTGGTGTCGCGCAGGGAATCGTCAGTTCAAAAGTTGTGAGCTGGGGATCGTTTTCAACGGATGAGGTAACCGCGCAATGGGTGGTCGAGGGAGTGGCGGGCGGCGCATTGGATCCGGCGAAAAGCCGAAGGCGGCGATGGGCCTCGTGGTGCCGCATGGCGCGCGCGTCGTCGTCGCCCCGGCGCGGGTCGACCCACCGGCCGAGTGGGCCGAGACCCCCGGGCAACTGGCGACGCTCACGGCGGATCTAGCGTTTCTCGAGCGCGGCGCCGGGCCCGGCGAGCCCAACCCGCAGATCGCCGAGTTACAGGCGAAGGTCGACGCGCTCACGGCCCGCGCCTTCGCGTTGGCGGTCTGGCACGAGCTCGCCCCGCACGCGTCGGAGGCGCAGACCTTGACGCCGGGGACCGCCGGCGCGTTCGCGATGCTGTGTCGGGCCGTCGTGCACGAGCGCGCGTTGTCGGCGTCGCCGAGCGAGGCGGACGGGGCGAACCACCGCGGGCTCATGCACCGGGTCGCCACGTGGATGAAGGACTTCGGGCTCGCCCCGCTCGGCAAGCCGATGGCCGCGGCGCCGGCGAAAGGCGCGGCGGTCGTCACGTCGAAGTGGGCGATCCTGAAATGAATGGCGGGGCGCGCGCGGTCGCCGCGATTAACAACCTGACGCATACGTCCGGCCCGTTCGCGCGCCAGCCGTTCAATCTGCGGCCCTGGCAGGCGCGCATCATCCGAAAACTCTTCAGCACGAACCCGGCGACAGACCTACGGATCTACCGCCAATGTCTCCTCCTCTTGCCTCGGAAGAACGGAAAAACGGAGCTCGCCGCGGCCATCGCGATCTACTGCTTGCTGTTCGACCAGCCGGCGGAAATCGGCGGCGAAATCTATTTGGCGGCCGCGGACAAAGAGCAAGCCTCGAAGGTCTATCAGGCGATGGTCGCGATGATCGAGAACGATCCCGAACTGGATGCCCAGGTCGAGATCCTCCGGTCGCAGCTGCGGATCGTGCATCGCGCGAGTGGCAGTTTCTGTCGCGTGATTTCGGCCGAGGCGTATACGGCGCATTCGTTCAACGCGAGCGTCGTGATCTATGACGAGCTGCACTGCGCGCCGACGCGCGATCTGTGGGACGTGCTCGCCACAAGCCAGGGCGCCCGCGCGCAACCGCTGATGATCGCGATCTCGACCGCCGGCTACGACAAGCACTCGATCCTCTTCGAACTCTACAGCCATGCGAAGCGCGTGCTCGAGACGCCGTCGCTCGATCCGACGTTCCTCCCCATCATTTACGAGATGCCCGCGGACGCGGACTGGACCGACGAGCGCGAGTGGAAGAAAGCCAACCCGGCGCTCGGTGACTTTCGCAGCCTCGAAGAAATGCGGACCTCGAACCAACGCGCCCAGCAGATCCCCGCGCAAGAGATGGCCTGGCGCAGACTGTACGGGAACCAGTGGACCGAAAGCGCCGAGCGCTGGGTGTCGTTGCCAAGCTGGGACGCCTGTCTCCTGCCGCCGGCCGCCGCGGCGCTGACGGGTCGACGTTGCTATGTCGGGCTGGACCTCTCCTCCACGAAGGATCTGACCGCGCTCGTGGGCGTGTTTCCAGACGACGACGGGGGCGGCTTCGACGTGCGGGCGGCGTTCTTTTGCCCGACGGACAACATCCTCGAGCGCGTGACGCGGGACCGCGTCCCCTATGACCAGTGGGTGAGGGACGGGTTTCTGATCGCGACGCCCGGCAACCGCGTCGACTACGAAGTCGTGCGCGCGCACCTGAACGCCTGGGCGCTCGAGTTCCAGATTCGCGAGGTGGCGTTCGATCCCTGGAACGCGACCGACCTCGTGACCCGGCTCCAGGAGCAGGACGGGTTCGTCTGCGTCCCGATCCGGCAGGGCTTCCGCTCACTCTCGGCGCCGACCAAATCCCTCGAGGTGGCGATTCTCACCCGCCGCCTCCGCCACGACGGGCACCCGATCCTCCGCTGGTGCATCGGCAACGCGGTGGCGGAGCAGGATGCGACGGGCAACCTCAAGCTGTCGAAGGCGGTCTCCACCGAACGCATCGACGGCGCCTCGGCCCTCGTGAATGCCGTGGACCGGATGGACCGGCACGGCGCCGGCGAGTCGGTGTCGGTCTACGAAACGCGCGGCCTCCTGGTGCTCTGATGGCCCAGAAACCCCGCGGGCGCCCGACGTTGCCGAAGGGGCAGAAGCTCTCCGCGCACGTCCACGTGTCGATGTCCGACACGCTCTACGATCGCGCCTATCACGCCGCCGGCGCGGCGCGGGTCGCGTCGGTGCCGGCCATGATTCGCGACCTCCTGCGGGACCATCTCCCGAAACCGCCGCGCTGAGTTTCGGATACCCGAAATAGGCGCGCGCGCCGAAGGCCGGTAGCGTCAGAGACTACGGACCATTTTGCTTCGTCGATCCCGGGCTGGTGCGACTTCGCCGATCTGTATGCGGCGCAGGTCGCGCGGTTGCGGGACGGCGCGCACGTCGTCGAAGTCGGGGCCTTCCTCGGCAAGTCGACCGCCTGCCTGGCCGTCGAGATCGTCCGCTCTGGCAAGCGCATCCAGCTCGACACGATCGACACGTTCACCGGCGTACCCGAGGCGGAATGGCTCCGGAGCGTCGCGCCGGCCGACCGGTTCACCTTCGCCGATCAGGAAGCCTTGCGCGACGGCGACGGCTCACTCGTCACGGCCGCACGCCGGTATCTGGCGCCCGTCCTGGATCGGGTGCAGCTGATCGTCGGCGACTCCCTCACGCAGGCCGCGACGTACGCGGACGCGTCGCTCGACTTCGTGTACCTCGACGACAACCACGAAACAGCGCACGTGCGCGCCGAGCTCGACGCCTGGTGGCCGAAGCTGAAGCCCGGCGGCGTGCTGGCCGGCCACGATTTCGATTGGCCGTCGGTGCAGAAAGCCGTCGTGATCTGGGGCGTGCGCACGGGCCTGGTGATCGCCAACGCGAGCGCGAGGTCGTGGACCTGCACCAAGCCGCAGCCGGCGGACACCTGGCTCGTGCCGCCGCGGCAGCGGAAATGCCTGGTCGCCGTCTGCTGCAACGAGCGGACGATTCCCCGGCACACCGCCGAGTCCCTCTGTCGGATCGGCTGGGGTCAGCGGGTCACGGACGCGGCGACGAAATACCAGTTCACGGACGTGTCGTTCGCCTGGTTCAGCCGCTACCTCTCGGTTGCGGACTTACGCGACGAAGCGGCGTACGTCGCGCTGTCGACCGGGTGCAGTCACGTCCTGTACCTCGACGCGGACATGATCTGGCCCACGGACGTGCTCGACCGGATGCTCGCGCACCACGGGCACGGCCTCGTGTCGGGCCTGTATCACCTGAAGGCGTGGCCGCACTGGCCCGTCGCGCTGCGCACGCCGGTCTGGAACGCCGTCGATCAGCAATTCGATTACACCTACGACAAGCCGGCGCCGCACACCGACGCCCTGCGCGCGGAGTCGCTCGTCGGCATGGGCTGCACGATCGTGCCGGTCGAACTCTTCCGCCGGTTCGCGCGCCCGTGGTTCCACTACACCGTCAACGCCGCCGGCATGGCGACGATTACCGAGGACGTCTACTTCTGCCAGCAGGCCGCCCGGGTCGGCTGCCCGATCTGGCTCGATCCCACCGTCGACTGTGGGCACGTCAGTCAGCAGCCGATCACCTCCGCCTGGTACGACCGGGCGACCGTGGAAATGGTGATGCTCGCCAACGGGCAACGGATCACGAAACGCGACGAGGCGCCGGTGACGATCCCGCCGCCGCGCCTGTCGCTGGTGGAGCCCTAAATGCCGGAGACCGTCACGCTCTACGGGATCGGGGTGTGGACCTGCGTCGGGTTCTTCACGGGCGCCGGCTGGGCGCTGGCGTCGTGGCTCGTGAGTCGGATCACGCGATGAAGCTCCCGGGCTGGCTCGCGAGCCTGCGCGACGTCGTCTACTCCGGCACGTCCGGCCTCAGCGAGCCGCAGTACTGGCTCCGCGATGCGTTCGTCGGCAACGAAAGCACGACCGGCGCGATCGTCAACGAGCGATCGGCCCTGAGCACGGTCGCCGTCGGGGCGTGCGTGCGCGTCCTGGCCGACAGCGTGGCGCAGTTGCCGCTCAAGATTCAGCGGGTGACCAACGGCGTCCACCAAGACGATCGCGGCCATCCGCTCTGGTCGATCCTGCACGATTTGTTCAATCCCGAAATGACGGCGTACGAAGGCAAGCACATCCTGCAGAGCCATCTCGCTCTACAGGGGAACGCGTACGCGGAAATTGAGCGCGACGGGTTCGGGCGCGTCGTGGGGCTGTGGCCGCTCAATCCGTCCAAGACCCAGGTCATTCGGAACGAGCAGCTCCAGAAGGTCTGGCTCTACGAACTCCCGAACGGCGAGAAGGTCAAATTCACGTGGGCCGATCCGACGCGGCAGCCCTCACCGATTCTGCATCTGCGCGGCCTGGGCGACGGCCTGGTCGGCTATTCGCCGCTGGCGCTCCTCCGGAACAGCATCGGCCTGACGATCGCCGCCGAAGAGTACGGCGCGCGCCTGTTCAGTAACTCCGCGCAGCCGCGCGGCGTCCTCCAGACGCCCAACAAGCTGTCGCAGGCGGCGGCCGACGACCTGAAGAAGCGCTGGGAAGCCGCGCACCAAGGGTTGTCGCAGGCGCACCGCGTCGCCGTGCTCGAAGAGGGGCTGACCTGGGCCCAAGTCGGGATGAATGCCGACGACGCGCAGTTCATTGAAGCGCGGAAGTTTCAAACCACCGAGATCGCGCGGGCGTTTCGGGTGCCGCCGCACATGATCGGCGACCTCGAGCGGGCGACCTTTTCCAACATCGAACACCAGGGGATCGCGTTTGTCGTGCACACCCTGATGCCCTGGCTGGTCTGTTGGGAGCAGGCGATCGCGCGGGATCTCCTCAGCGTCAAGTCGTTCGCCACCCATCAGGTGAAGTTCACCGTACAAGGGCTGCAGCGGGGCGATCTGGCGAGTCGCTACGCGGCGTATGCCATCGGGCGGAACTGGGGCTGGCTCTCGGCCGACGACATCCGCGCGCTCGAGGACATGAACCCGCTGCCCAACGGCCAAGGGGCGACCTACCTCACGCCGTTGAACATGCAGGACGCGGCGCACGCCGCCCAAGCGGGCCTCCTGCCGGTGGGGGCGCCGAAGCCCGCGCCCGAGGACTTGCCGACCGAGACCATCAATTGAGAGGCGCCCGATGACTCCTGATCCGACTCCGCCCCGCGAGATCGAACGGCGCACCTTCGCCGGGATCGTGACCCTGCGCGCTGCCGCGGGCGAGACCCCCGAGCAGATCGAAGGCTACGCGGCCGTGTTCGGCGACGAGGCCATCATTGCCGGCTGGTACGACTTCCGCGAAGTGATCGAGCCGACGGCCTTTACCGAGGCGCTGCCGCGCGACGACGTGCGGGCGCTCTTCAATCACGACCCGAGTCTGATTCTCGGCCGCAACACCGCCGGCACCCTCACGCTCACAGTGGACGCGAAGGGGCTGCACTACGTCGTCACGCCGCCGGACACAAGCTACGCGCGCGACCTGCGCGTCAGCGTCACGCGCGGCGACGTCACGCAAAGCAGTTTCGCCTTTCGCGTGCTCGAGCAGTCCTGGGAAGAGCCGCTGAAGGGGTCCGCCGATCTACCGATCCGGCACATCCGGAAGGTGGAGCTCTTCGACGTGTCGCCAGTCACGTACCCGGCCTACACGTCGACGACGGTGAGCGCGCGCGCGATCGACACCGCGCGGGGCTTACGGGCCGCGGCGGTCGTGCCGCCGTCCCTGGACGAGGCGGAGGCGCGGCGGCGGGCGTTGCGCACGCGGGAACTGAGTCTTCGGGAGTTGCACTAGGAGTCGGTGATCCGTCTCGGGACACGCCCGACGACGCAGGAGACAGAGTGATGAAAGAACTACGAGAGAAGGCGGCGAAGCTGCTGCACGACGCGCGGGCGTTGATGACGACGATCGACGCGGAGATCGCAGACACGAAGCACGAGCGGAAAGCGTGGACCCCCGAGGAGACCACGAAATACCAGGCCCTCATGGACGAGTTCGACGCGACGCGGGCGCAGATCCAGCGCGACGAGCGACTCGCCGCGGCGGAAGCGGCGATCGCCTCGCCGGGGACGCAGGCGGGCCGTCAGGCGCAGACCGTGCCAGGGAGCGTCCAGACCGCGACGGCGTCGCCGGAATACCGCGCCGCGTTCTGGCAGGCGATGCGGACGGGGGTGCCGGAGGAATTCCGCGCCCTCACCGTCGGCACGGACACGGCGGGCGGCTTCATGGTCCCCGACGAATTCCGGAAGACCCTGATCGAAGGGCTGGCGGCCGAGCAGGTCATGCGGAAGCTCGCCACGGTGTTCACCTCGACGAGCGGGGTCATGACGATCCCCACCATCGCGACCAACGCGGCCGCGGTGTGGACGCTCGAAAACGGCGCCTACAGCACGACCGAGCCGGTGTTCTCGGCCGTCACGCTGAACGCCTACAAGGAGACCATGCTGACCGCGGTCAGCGAGGAACTCCTGCAGGACAGCGCGTTCGACGTGCCGGCGCTGCTGCAACGACAGTTCACGCTCGGGCTCGGGGCGCTCGAAGAGACCGCGTTCACGGTCGGCAGTGGATCTGGGCAGCCCACGGGCGTCGTCGGGAGCTCCACGGTCGGCGCGACCGCGACGGCGACCAATGCCGTCACGGCGGACGAGTTGATGGACCTGTACTACTCGCTCGGCCGGGCCTACCGCGCGCGGGCGTCGTGGCTCCTGGCCGACGGGACCATCAAGGCGATCCGCAAGCTCAAGACCGGCGTCTCGAGCGACAACACGTACCTCTGGTCGCCGGGCCTGACGGCGGGCGAGCCGGACACGCTGATGGGGCGGCCGGTGTACGCCTCCGGCGACATGGCGGCGGTCGCGACCGGCAACAAGGTCGCGCTCTTCGGGGACTTCGGCTACTACTACATCGCCGATCGCCAGGCGATCGGGATGCAGCGGCTGGTGGAGCTCTACGCCGCGAACGGCCAGGTCGGGTTCCGGATCTTCCGGCGCACCGACGGCAAGCTGTCGCTCGGGGCGGCGGTCAAGCATCTGATCATGGCGTAAACATGACCGCGCGCCGGTCCTGTCCGCAGGGATCCGGCGCGCGTGGCCCTTTGACACACGACAGGGGAGTGACCGATGCCGCGCAATGAACTGAACCGCAGTAAGTACATCAAGATCAAAGACCACTCCGCGGCGTCGACGGCCGCCGTGACCTCCGACATCGTCGACACCGCCGGCTATCAGGGCGTGGTCTTCCTGGCCTCGCTCGGCACGGCCGACGCGACCAACAGCCTGAAGGTGCAGGGCAACACCGCCAACCAGACGACCGGGATGGCGGATCTGACCGGCACGAGCATCGCCAGCGGCACCGCCAGCAACGAGGATCTCATCGTCGAAGTCCACAAGCCGGCCTTCCGCTATCTGCAGGTCGTCGTGTCGCGCGGCGCGTCCTCGACGTGCGAATCGATCTGGGCGCAGCTCTACGGGGGCGATGCGAGCGTGGCCGCCAACATCCTGACCGGGACGCAGGGCGCGGAACTGAACGTCAGTCCGGCGGCGGGGACGGCGTGATCCTCAAAATTCTCGGCAGCATGTCGGGGCCCGACGGCTCGTGGTCCACCGGCGATCGCTACGAGTGCGACGACGTCGCCGGCGCGCGGTTGATCGCGGCGGGCCGGGCCGAGCCGTGGCGGGAGGGGCCCGTGGAACATGCCGCCGTCACGCCGCCGGAGACCGCGGCCGCGAGACCACCGGTGGCCCGCGGACGGGCGAAGGCCACGCGCGCGAAGCCGGCGAAGCCGCGGCGCTGAGCGCGTCCACATGGACGACGCGCCGATCGTCCGGTTCGTCGCCCAGCGCGAGAAGCATCTCGGGGATTGCACGATTGCCGCGTTCGCGATGTGTCTCGGGCTCGGGTATTCAGAGGCGCTGGTCACGATCGCGGCCGTCGTGCCGCGGGTGCTCGAGGACGGCGCGACGTGGAAGCAGCTCCGAACCGCGGCGAAACGGCGGGGCGTCGTCCTCGTCGAGAAAACGACGTTCGACCTCAACGACTTCGAGGAAGGGAGCGGGATCCTCGGCGTGAAGTTTCCAGACCAGGTCGAACATGCGGTGTTCTTCAAGCGGGGCCAGGTGTACGACGGGCGCACCGAATCCGTGTGGGACGCCGATGTCTATCTCCGCGTGAACCAGGTGCAGGTGTTAACGATGCTCGTGAGGACCCGGTGAGGTTCGGGCGCACGGACCCGGGGGAGTGCCCGGTCTGCGGCGCCGCGCATTGTGCGTGCGGCCCCAGCGGCCCGATCACGGTCGTGCAACTGCCGGCGCGGGACCACGCCTCGGCGCGGACGTCGTCGGATCGGCTGCTGGGAACTGAGGCTGCCCCGGCCTTAGAAGCTGGTGCCATCGACTCCGCGCCGTCGTCGTTCACGACCGCGACGTACCGCGGCCGTCAGAAAGCGAAGCGGTAGATGGGCCTCCTGGAACTGATCATCGTCGTCCTGCTCGTCCTCTGGCTGCTCGGCTTCGTCATCGCGCCGATCGGCGGCGGGGCGATTCATTTGCTCCTCGTCGTGATCTTGGTGCTCGTGATTATCAAGATTCTGCAGGGACGGCAGATCCTCCCGTGACCAGCACGCCGACCGGGGAGCGCTGGCGCGCGGTCCGCGTAACGCCGGCGATCGCGATCGCGACCTCCTCGATCGCCAATCCGACCGTGATCACGACGGCCACGCCGCACGGCCTGGTCTCGGGTGACACGGCGACGATCGCGGGGCATACCGGATCGACCCCAGCGGTCGCGGGCGTCGTGACGGTGACGGTCCTGACGCCGTTGACGTTCACGGTGCCGCTGAACGTGACTGTCGCCGGCGCCGGCGGGACGGTGACGCGCACGACGCCGATCCCGGTCATCGCCTTGGCCGACGCGAAGCTCCACGCGCGCATCGGCGCCGACGTCACCGCGGAGGATGCGGCGGCGGCCGGCTGGACCAACGCCGCGCGGCAGCAAGTCGAGACCGACGTCGCGCAGATTCTCCTGACCGAGACGTTCGACGTGGTGGGGGATGCCTTTCCGGCTGGCTCGAGCCCGATCGTCCTGCCGTTCGGCCCGCTCGCCTCCGTGGTGTCCATCCAGTCCTATGACAGCGCGGCTGTCCTGCAAACGATGACCGCGGTGGACTATCTCGCGGACGTCGTGAGCCAGCAGGGCCGGATCGGGCTGGCCGACGCGGCGAGCTGGCCGACCGACCTCCGGCACTTTCAACCGGCGATCCTGCGCGTGGTCGCCGGCTACACGTCGATCGCGGCGATCCCCGAGCCGCTGCTGCAGGCCGTGCGCCTCGCGATCGCGTGGCACAGCGCGAACCGGGAACCGACCGCGATGGAGCGGGATTCCTACGACTGGCTGATCGACCCGTACCGGCCTGTGGTGGTCGCCTGATGGCCAAGAAGACCACCGCGAAGACCGGCGCCGGCGAGCTCACCGAGCAGCTCACGATCTTGTCGCCCACGCCGGTCGCGATCGCGATCACGTCGATCGCGCGGTCGGGGACGACGGCGACGGTCACGACGTCGGCGGCGCACGGCTACGCCTCAGGCGACTACGTCACGCTCGCCGGCGTCACGCCGAGCGGCTACATTGGCGAATTTCCGATCACGGTCACGGGCGCCTCGACGTTCACGTTCGCCGTGACCGGTTCACCCGCGACGCCGGCGACGGTCCCGGGCACGGTCGTCTGGACGTCCGATGCCCAAGGCGGCGGCGGATCCGGGTGGTTCACGTTCGCGGTCGTGGCGGCGCAGGTCCTGCCGCTCAGCGCCAACGAACAGATCGCCGCGGGCGGGATCGCCGCGATCGTGAATTACCGCGCCAAGGTGAACTACCGCGCCGACCTGAAGACCACCATGCGCTGTCTCTGGACGAAATACAAAGAGACCACCACGCGCACGCTGGAGATCCACGGGATCCACGACGATCCGGACGACCTCCGCGGCAAGCTGTTCTTAGACCTCGGGGAAGTGGCGGCCTGATGCCGTCCTCCGCCCTCGGTCCCGTCTCGGTCGGCCTCTTCACGCTGCTGAATGTCGCGTCGCTCAAGGGCGCGTATCCAGGGACCGGCGCGGGCTGCGTGGGCGGCGTGAAGGACTACGTCCCGCAAGCGCCGGTCTATCCGTTCCTCTTTTTTGAAGTCTCCGAGCGCGACCTGAGCAGCCTGGGCGACGGGCCGAGTGTGAAGCGGATCCAGGTCCGGCTCCACGTCTTCAGTCAGTACCTCGGTGCGGCGGAAGCGCAGCGCATTACGGCGGAGGCGATCCGGCTCGTCCAGTTTGCCGAGCCGACCGCGACGGGCTGGACGATTCCCAAGGTGGGGCGCCCCGACGACGTCGTGATGATCGAACTCTCGGAGTTGAACGGGGTGATTTGTCGGGAGTTGGTGACGATCTGGGAGGATTTCTTCGCGTGTGAGGTGGCGGCGTGAGGTCCCAAACCTCGTCCTCCGCGGGCCTGCCCACGCTCGCCGACCCACTCCCGGCCGGCCGCGACCCGTCGAACGTCCCGATCCCTGACCCGTCGTTGATGACGACGAAGCAGTTGATTCGGGAAGTCTCCACGCTGCGTGAACTGCTCGAGGTCAAGCTCAATCGCCTGGAAGAGACGACGGCACTGAACCGCCAGATCCTCGACACGCGGATCTCCGCGGCCGAGGCGTCACGCGACAGCGAGCGGCAGGTGCTCAGCGAGCGCCTGCACATGGCCGTGGGGGCGCTGGAAGCCGCGTCGACGCTCACGCGCGACGTCCTCCAGACGCGCCTCGACGGCATGGACAAGGCGATCCGCCTGCTGCAAGACACGGCCGATAAGTTTCCGGCGCGGATCGACGAAAAGATCGCCGCCGTCCGCGAAGTCCATGAGCAGCGGTTCATCGCGCTGATCGATACGCATCTGGAAAAGTTTTCCAGTATCCAGACGCAGTTTCGGGAGCGCGACGTGCGCACCGAGCAGTCGAGCAAAGACAGTAAGGTCGCGGTCGACGCCGCACTCCAAGCCGCAAAGGAAGCCGTCGGCGAGCAGAACAAATCGTCGGCGCTCGCGATTGCCAAGAGCGAAGCCTCGACGACGAAGCAGATCGATCAACTCGCGGCGTCGATCGGCCAGATGACGAAAGCGTTCGACGACAAGGTCATGGACGTGAAAGAGCGGCTCACGCGCATCGAAGGCGTCGGCCAAGGCGCGGGCGCGCTGTGGGGCTACCTCGCCGCGGGCGTCATGCTCCTGATCGCCGTCGCGTCGTTCCTGATCCGGGTGCGGCCATGACCGACGCGCGCCCCGTCCCCGCGGCGCCGCCGATCCTGGATCCGTCCGGCAAGCCGGCGCGGCAGGCGAGCGATCAGACGTGCCCCGGCTGTTTCGCGATCTGTCCCGAGGGCGACGAGACGGCGCGCGTGCGATCGGGCGGCTTCGGCGTGTGTCATGACGTGTGTGTGCGCTGCGGGTACGAGTGGAATACTCTTACACTGCCTTTGACGGGAGACTCCAGATGAGCGCCAAAGGCGTACCGCTATCTCCAGAACACCGCGCGAAAATCTCGGCGGCGAACCTCGGTAAACATAGCTTTCGACTCCCGCCACACACGCCTGAAGCCAGGGCCAAAATCTCAGCCGGACGGCTCGGCAAGGGGCGTCCGATCTCGGCCGAGCAAAAAGCGAAGTTGTCCCTGGCGTTCAAGGGTCGGCGCCTTTCTCCTGAGACGAAGGCTCGAATTTCCGCCAGTCGTATGGGGATTGGGAAAAACTGCGCCCCGTCCGCGGCGCAACAGAAGCACCTCGATGCGATGTCGGCGGCGCTTAAAGGGAAAAAGCAGTCGCCGGAACACGTCGCCAAGCGATCCGCCGCCCACGTCGGGATGGTTCGTTCGGCGGAAACTCGCGCCAAGATGAGTCGTGGATCTCGGGAGTCCGTCGCGGCGGGCCGACGTCCGCACCTCTTGAATCCTTCCGTGCGCTACACGAAGCTCGCGCAGGCCCTCCACGCGCATCTCACGTCAACCGGCTTGACGCTTGAGCCTGAAGTGCGCTTCGGCCGGTTCACCGTGGATCTCTACGACCGGGAACATCACATCGCCTACGAGGCCGATGGGGCGTACTGGCACAAGAGGGCTGAGAAGGAAACGCCGGGCTGCGGCGCACGCCGAGACGAGTATCTGCTTCAGTTCTACGGCCTCAAGGTCGTTCACTTCACAGACAACGAGATCGCCACGCTCACGAAGACACGAGCTGGTGTGGCATGAGGTTGACGGTCTGATGGCCAAGATTTCCTCCGCGGCGTTCAAAATTTTTCTCGTGTCGGGCGTGAACATGCTCGGCGCGAAGCCGAAGGCCGTCAAGGACAACACGGTCAACGTCCTGCAGAACAACACGCACGGGCTCGGCGACGAGTGGGACGAGCACTCCGCGACGGGGCAGCTCCGGGGCGAACTGTCGCAGAGCGGCGCCTTTTTCGAGACGGCCGCCGATTCGATGCACGAAGCGTGGAAGGCGCTCACGAACGTCGTCCGGATCGTGATGTACACCCTGAGCGGCAACACGGTCGGCGGGATCTTCGTCGGCTGGTCCGGCGCGTACGAAGGCAGCTACGAGGCGATCGCGAAGGTCGGCGCGCTCACGGAAGCCAACGCGACGTATGCCGTGTCCGGCCAGGTGGATCGCGGGCTGATTGTCCAGGACTGGGTCGCCAAGACCGCGGACTGGACCGGCACCACGGTCGACTTCACGCTCGATCCGCGGAACCTCTCGATCCCGATCACGAGCAACTCGATTGCGAACCCGACCGTCATCACGACGCCGGTCGCGCATCACTTGACGACGGGCGACATCGTGCTGATCTCGGGCGTGGTCACGAGCTCGCCCGCGATCAACGGCGAACACACCGTCACGGTCATCAGCCCGACATCGTTCTCGGTCCCGGTGAACGTCACGGTAGGCGGGACGGGCGGGAAGTTTGTCCGAGCGTCGTCGAATGCCGGCGGCGTGGGCTATCTCGCGGTCTCGGCCGCGTCAGGGTTTACCAACTTCGTCGGGACGATCGAACACTCCGACGACGACAGCAGCTACAGCACCCTTCTGACGTTTGCGGACAACGTGGTCGCGCCGTTCGCGGAGCGGAAAACGACGGCGACGGCGGTCAAGCGATATCTGAGATTCGTCGGGAATGTGACCGGGAGCGGCAGCGTGACGCCGTTCGCGGGCTTCACGAGAAATCCGCCGGCCTAATCCGGCCCAGAGGAGACAGACTGTATGGCCAAGCTTCCCTCGTCAGGCGTGACGATCACCCTCGATGATTCCGGCGGCGTCGCGCGCATCGTGACGAGCTTCGTGCTGCAGTGCGGCGGCCTGAAGATCAGTCAGGAGACCGTCGGCAACACCGCGTACGGCGACAGTTGGATCGGCACGCTCGTGACGGGCATCCGCAAGGGCGAAAAGATCGCGCTCTCGGGCCTGGTCGACACGACGGCCGACACGGGCACGTTCGCGACGATGATCCCGACTGACGCGGACGCGGTCCCCGGCTTCACCCGGACGCTCGTGATCGTCGTGGGCGCCGGCAAGACGTTCACGGCGGAAGTCGTCCTCGAAAGCGGATCGATCGAGCCGAAGATCGGCCTGGCCACCTACCAGGCGGAGCTGCAGCCGAGCGGCTCGTGCGCGTGGTCGGGCTGATGGGTCTGCTCGTCTTTCGGAGTACGATCAGCGGAGCCGGTGGACGCGTGCAGCGCTCACCGGCTCCTCACCACACGCTCGCGATTGGAGGTCGCGCCCGCATGGCTGATCCGAAGTCTACGTTGAAGACGTGCCGACGTTGCGGTACGCCGAAGCCAGTCACAGAGTTCTACGTCTCTCGCGGCTCCAAGGACGGTCGGCTCAGCCGGTGTCGGTCGTGCTCATATACGCCGCGCGTGCGCGTACGGAAGCCACCGACGGCTGAGCAACGCGTGAAGCTGGCGGATGCGAATCGCCGTCGAGTCTGGACGCCAGAATCCCGCGCAAAGCTTTCAGCGGCGCTGACGGGCCGCGTCCGTTCAGTAGAACATCGCGCCAATCTGTCGAAGGCACGCAAGGGCCGTGGACGGCCGGCGAAGGCGCGCCCTCCGGTCGCCGATCCGATTCAGCGATTCTGTGTCGTGTGTGAGGCGGCACTGCCGTTCCGTCGCCCTGGCCAGATGGGGCCGGCGCCGTCGTGTTGTTCGTCGACCTGTCAGCGCCAGTTGACGAGCACACGTGGACGTCAGCGATACGCTGCGAACAAGGAGAGTGATCGCGAACGGCGGCGCCGGTATCACGCGGCGAATAGACACCGGGACCGAGAACGGGCGCGACGGGCCTACGTGGCGCGGCGGGCGGAGCGGTTGGCGAAGACCAAACGGTGGGCCAAGGACCATCCCAAGGAACGCCGCGCGATGAGTCAGCGCGGCGCGCAGACTCGGCGGGCGCGGAAGCGCGGCGCGTTCATTGAAGCGGTCGATCCACTTGTCGTCTACGAACGCGACCGAGGCGTGTGTGGGATTTGCTCACTTCAGATCACGGCCGGGCAGAAGTGGCACGTCGATCACATCGTGCCGCTGTCGAAAGGCGGCGTGCATTCCTACCACAACGTCCAACTCGCCCACGCGCATTGCAATATGGCAAAAGCTACGAAAATGCCGAAGACCTGGACGTTATTCCAGAAGGCGGGCTGAGTGTCGATCTTCGCTTCGGAGACCACGAGCGATCCGATCCCGATCCCCGGCGACGAACCGAATTGGGTTGTTGTGCGCGCGCTGACTGGGCAGGAACTCGAAGCCGCGGCCGAGGCCAACCGGGGCCAGGTCCAGAGCGGCAGCGCGCGCGCGTGGCCGGCGACGTTGCGGCGGATGTTGGAATTCGGCGCCAGCGATCCGGACGTGCTGAAAGCCGTCGCCGATCCCTTACTGGGCTATGACCGCGTGGCACTCGTGCGGGCGGGACTCGTCGCCTGGAGTTACCCGCACAAGATCGCGGTGCGTCCTGAGGGCGGGGACCTACTCTTGCGGCAGGCTGAACAGAAGGAGCGCGATAAACACATCGCCGATCTGCGCGATGAGCCACTGGAGTTCGTCGCGAAAGCGGCACTGCGACAAACAAAACCCGCGCTGTTTCTTACCACCGTCCAGGACGTGGAGGTCGAAAAAAAAAGCGACTGACGGCCCTCCACCGGTCCTTAGACGGGGACGGGCCGCAACCCTTCGAGCAGTTCCTCGGGATTCTGTGCGACGAGTTTTCCTGTCTCCCGTCGCAGGCGTGGGCGGAACTCCAGCGGCTCCCGGTCGGGTTTCTCCAGCAGGTCATCGAATATCGGCGCTACGCGTCGGCGTACTTCGCGAACCAAGCGGATCCGAAAGGCTGGCAGTCCTCAGAGTTGCGCATCATGGCGAAAACGATCGAACACGAACTGGCGGCCGAGGAGATTGAGCATGCCTAACCCCGCGCTGATCGTCCACGTCGACGCGGCCGCGGTGCTCGGCGCGCTGCAGCGGTTCCCGGCCGTGGTCGAGGCGCACCTGAAAGTGTCGTTCAAAGAGACGGCCGACGCGATCCAGCGCGAAGCGCAAGGCCGCATCCGCCGCCGCACGGGCAAAACGGGGGATGCCATCGAGGTCCAAGAGTCCTACGACAAAAAAGGCTACGTGGTCGTGGTCGCCGCGCCGCGGACGCACATCGGCCGCTGGCTTGAATGGGGGACCGTGAACGACAACGGCTCGCTCCGCATGGCCGCGAAACCGTTCCTGTTTATTTCGGCGCAGCTCGAGGAAGGCCCGGGCGTGCGGCGCGCGGAAGAAGCCCTGCAGGCCGCGATCGAGGAAATCGGCCTCGGAGACAAGGCCGCCTGATGGCGAATCCCGCGCTGATCGTCGCCGTCAAAGGGAACATCGACGACCTCACGGCCAAGATGAAAGAGGGCGCCGTCGAGATCGCGCGCGTCGAAGGCGCGGCCAAGTCCGTCACGGCCGCGGTCGCGCCGATGGCGACGACCGTGCAGACCGCGGGCACGCACGTGACGGGCCTGAAGGGCGCGATGGAGTCCTTCGACGGGATCCTCGCGTCGGTCGGGATTCACATGGGGCCGCAGATTCGCGGGCTGGGCGAGTTGGGCGAGGCGGCGAAGCAGGGCGCGGGCGGGCTGGGGATGGTCGCCTCGGCGGGCCTCGTCGTGGGCGCCGCGATGGCCGGCTGGAATCTCGGCCGCGCCGCGATGGAGTTTTTCGGGCTGGACCAGGCCGTCGAGAAAACCTGGGCCAGCCTGCTCGGCCTGGGGAATGCCGCGGAAGAGGCGGCCGGCGCCAAGTTCGATGCGATCCAGTTGGCGTTTGTGAAAACCGGCGTCCACGCGCAGAACGCGACGGAAGCCCTCGCGTTGATGACCACGTTCCTGCGGGGGCCGCTCAGCGAGCAGCTCGCCGCCGCCGAAGCCGCGGTCGCGAAGCTCACCGCCGAGCAGCGCAAACAGATTGACGCAGGCCTCGCGCTCGGCACGAGCCACGCCTTGATCGCCGTGTCCACGCACACCACCGTGGCGATCGTGGATATGTATGTCGCCGCGACGGGGCGCGCGACCAAAGCGACGAAGGATCGCGAGCAGGCCGAGAAGGAGCGCGCGGCCGCGCTGAAAGTCTGGCTCGACGACGAGATGAAAGCCCAGGACGCGGCGTTCGAGCTGGAAGAACGGCTGCGCCACCTGGGGCAGGCGCACCGCCAGGCCGAGGCGGACGACAAAAAGAAAAAAACCGCGGAGGTCAACGCGACCGTGCTCGCCGGGCACCAGCAGATCGAGGACGCCGTGGGGAAGCTGCGCGACTTCACCATGAAGGCCTCGCTCGACGAGTCGTCCTATCAGATCGTGAAGATTTACGAAACAGCGGACGCCACGGTCAGGGCCTTCAAAGGCAGCGAAGAGGAGCGGGCGCGATTTACGAAAGCCGTCATGGATCTCGCGGACCTGGAGGCCAGCCACGTCACCTACGCCGCGACCACCTCGATGCAGCAGATCTCGGTGGAGGCCCAGCGCCTCGAAGACAACATCCAGCGCATCATCGCCGGCCTCGCGCCGATCGACGCCGCCGCGGCGCCGGCCGGCCAGGTGCCCAGTTGGTATGCCCAGCCCGTGTCGGGGCCGTTCGGCGTGGGGGGCACTCCGACGCCCGCCTACATGGGCGCCGGGCCCGCCCACAACCCTAACCCCGGGTTGTATGGGGGGCCGCCCACCACCTTCTTCCACTACGCGGAGGGCGTGCGGAACGCGCCGGGCGGCTGGTCGACGGTGGGCGAGCGCGGCGCCGAAACCATGTACGTGCCGCCGGGCGCGGACATCTATCCGAGCGGCTCGAGCAGCGGCGGCGGGATCCGCGACGTCCACGTCCACGTCGGCGGGAACATTCTCGGGACGCAGTACGAACTCGCGCAGCTGGTGAAGGCGGCGATCAAGGCCGACGATCGCAGCCGCGGACGGGTGGGGTAGATGGCGGGCCTCAGCGGATCGGATCACGCGCGCACGGTCTCCCGCCTCAATATCCTGCGTCTCGGGGCCGGGCGGCTGAACTTCCCGGTCCTCGCGGGCGTGCAGGTCCCGCTCTACAGCCTGTTGAATGTCGCGCGGCTCGGCGCCACGCGCCTGAACTATCACTCGCCGAAAGTCTTCGTGCAGGTCGACGGCGTCCCGCGCGCGTACCAGAAGACCGACGACAGCTACAAGATTCGCGACCTCGTCATCCGCGAGATCACGGGCCACGACCCCAGCCGCGCGAGCTTCACCGCGAAAGGCTTCACGCTCACGGGCGGCATGGACGTGATTGTCACGCTCGGCTCGCTCAACAATCGACAGCGGCGCTTCGGCGGCACGGTGCTCCCGACGACGCAGCGGTACGTCGGCATCCCGTCCAATCAGGAGTTCGACTGTTCGTGTATCGATTACACGTGGGGCCTCCAGAAGCTGATCGTGACGGGCCGCTGGTACACGACCGTCGCGCTGATCGCCGCCGAGCTGATCGCGACCTACGCGCCCGGCTACACGGTCGAGGTGCAGGACGGCTTCGCCGACGTCGAGGAATTCACGGCGACGGAGGAACCCCTGCCGAGTGTGTTGACGCGGCTCTGTCAGCGCGGATCACCCACGGGCGACTGGACCTGTGACTATCACAAAGTCGTGCGGTGTTTCGTCGATGCCGACACGAGCCGCACGCCGCCGACGCTGATCAACGCGGTCTATGGGCGGTCGCTGCGGGATCTGGTCATTCAGCGCGACCCGAGCCAATGGATCACGCGCGTGTATGTGGAAGGCGGCGGCAGCAACGCCAGCACCGACGTCGCGGCGGGCGAAACGATCCTGCCGGTCACCAACGCCGAGTGGTACCAGGAGACCGGCGGCACGGTGAAGAGTGGCCCGCAAGGGCCCAAGCACATCACGTATACCGGGCGCACGCTGGGCGGCGGCGGGGGGTTGGTCGGGCCGGGCGCGTCGCCGACGAGTGCACCGGTGGCGACGCTCGCGGGCGGGGCCGGCGTGACGGATGGCGCCCACACGGTCGCGATCACCTTCGTCACCGCGGCGGGCGAATCGTTGCCGAGTCCGATCGCGGCGATCACGGTCGGCGTGGTGGCGGCGCCGGTCGACGCGCCGACGGCCGGCACGCCCACGATCGGGACCGGGCCCAATCCCGGCGATCATGACTACGCGGTGACGTTCGTGACGGCCGCGGGCGAGACCACGCCGGGACCGTCCGTGTTGAAAGCGACGACGGTGACGGCCGCGCCGTCGAGTGCGCCGACGCCGGGCACGCCGACGACCTTCGGCGGCGTGGATGTCGGCGCGCACGACTACGCCGTGACGACCGTGACCGCGATCGGCGAGACGACGCCCAGTCCGATCAGTGGACAGGTCACGGTGGGGGATCTCGCGGCGCCCGCCGTCGCGCCGACCATCGCCGAAGGGGCGGTGTGGCCCAGTGGCACTCACACAGCGCCGGTCACGATCAGGATCAAGTACGCCTTTCTGTATGCGGGCGGGTACGTGTCGTTGCCGTCGGTGGAAGCGTCGGCGACCTTGAATGCGAACAATCGCGGCTGGGACGCGACGGTCTCAGTGGGCGATGTGTCTGTCATCGGGCGGCGCATCTATCAGACCGTCGACAACTGGGCGACCAGCCACTACGAAGACATCGCCGACAACACGACGACCGCGTTCGCGAATGACAACCAGTTCGACACGGGGTATTCCGACTTCGTGTATTTCACGCACACGGGCGCGCCACTGACGTCAGCGCCGGGGCCGCATGTCATTCCCTTGACCGGCCTCCCCTCTGGGAATTGGAAGCTCTATCGACGCTCCGGCGGCGCGGGCTTGAAGCTCGTCACGAGCAGCTCGGGATCCACCTACAGCGACACGACCGCCAACGCGAGTCTCGGCGCGGCGGCGCCGGTCACGAACACCGCCTACCTGCAACGGATCCCGTTGACCGCGATCCCGCTGGGCGGCGCGCTCGTCACGGGGCGGAAGCTCTATCGGCGCTTCAACAGCACGGGCACGTACAAGCTCGTGACCACACTCAACGCGACCGACACGACGTTTACGGACACGGTGACGAACGCGAGTCTCGGCGCGAACGCCCCCAGCGTCAACACGGCGACGGCGAATCAGATCGCGCTCACCGGCATCCCGATCGGCGCGGCCAGTGTCACGGCTCGCAAGGTCTACATGACGGCCGCGGCGGGATCGCAGTTGAAGCTCGTCACCACGATTGCGAACAACACCGACAGCACCTATACGATCACGATGGCCGACGGCAGCCTCGGGGCCAACGTGCCGATCACCGATGGGTCGGGCCTCACCCAACCGGCCGGCCAGGTCAAAGCCGGGGAGACGTCCCTGATCGTCGCGGGCACGGGCGCGTTCGCGACCGGCGGCGGCTGGGCCGTCATCGGCAACGGGACGCAGGTCATCCGCTACACGGGGAAAACCGGGAGCACGTTGACGGGGATTCCCGCGAGCGGCGCGGGCGCGATCGTCGCGGCCATCGGCTACAACTCGAACATCACGGCGGCGCCGCAACTCACCGGGATTCCCGCGACGGGCGCCGGATCGATCCGGTTCACGATCCTGAAAGGCGACGACGTCAATCTGCGGGTGCAGGTCGACGATCTCCCGGGGCAAGCGGCCTTGTCGGCCTTACTCACGACGGCCGAAGTCACGCACGACGGCATCAAGGAAGACGTCATTCAAGATCGCCGGCTCTCGTTCACGGAAGCGACCGCGCGCGGCGTGGCGCACCTGGCCAAGAAGGGCCACCAGTCCGTGAGCGCGACCTACACGTGCAAGGACCAGAACGCCTACGCGGGCGGCTTAGCCTCGTTCAATCTCGGCGGCGCGACGAACCTGATCGCGGACCTCCCGATTAAGGAAGTCACGATCTCGCACTTCACCCCGGCGATCCATCCGGATTTCGCCGTGACGGTCTCGAACGACTGAAGGTAGGACTCCCATGGCGATCGATCGATCCTGGGTTGGCACCGACGACGACGGGAGCGGGGAAACCGGCACCGTCGTCAACCTGGCCTACATGGACGCACTGCTCGACGCGATCGATGTGGCCGAGGCCGACACGGTCGCGGCGATCACAGCGGGCGATGCCGCGACCGTGGCGGCCGTGGTCGATCCGCGGGTGTGTGACGGTCGCCTCACCCTGACGACAGGCGTCCCCGTGACGACGGCCGATGTGACCGCCGCCACGACCCTGTACTTCACGCCCTACACCGGCGATCGGATCTCGCTCTACAGCGGGAGCGCGTGGGTGAGTCGCACGTTCACCGAGAAGACGCTCGCCCTCGGGACCCTGACCACCGATCTGCCCTACGACGTGTTCGCGTACGACAACGCGGGGGCCGTGGCGCTCGAACTCCTGGCCTGGACGAGTAAGACGGCGCGGGCGACGGCGATCGTGCGGCAAGACGGCGTCTACTGCAAGACGGGCGCGTTGACGCGCCGCTATCTCGGCACGTTCCACACGACCTCGACGACGACGACCGAAGACAGCGTCGCGAAGCGGCTCCTCTGGAATTACGCCAACCGGGTCGACCGGCCGCTGCGCGTGACGCAGGGCGGGGCGAACTCGTGGACCTACACCCTCGCCACCCTGCGGCAGGCCCGGGCCGCGGCGGGGAACCAGCTCGCCGTCGTGGTGGGCGTGGCGGAGGTCGCGATCGCCGTCAGCGTCGTCGGGCAGTTCGACAACTCCGGGACGGGGTACGCGTATGTCGCGATCGGGGAAGACTCGATCACCGCCGCGCACGCCGCCTCCGTACACGCGTTACAAACCTGTCCCTCGGCGAACCTGGCGATGGCGGTGACCGCGGCCCTGCGGACCCTGCCCGCCGTGGGGTTCCATTACTACAGTTGGCTCGAGTACGCGCAGGCCACGGGGACGACCACGTGGTACGGGTTGCAGGGCGTGGGCACCTTGAGTGGCATCACGGGGGTGATCCCAGGATGACCGTCACCGTCGTCACGATCGGCGATTCGATCACGCTGCGGCAGCAGTGGCAGGCGCAGGTCCTCGCGCGGCTGACCGCCGACTTCGGGTCCGGCTCGGTCGTGCGGCTCGGGACCGGCCTCAGTGGCGGGACCACCGCGGACCTGCGCGCGCAATTCCCGGGCGCGGTCCTCGACGCGGGCGACGCGGACTACGTCGTGATCCTCGGCGGCATCAATGACCGCGCGGCGGACTGGCCCGCGGCGGAGACGATCGCCCACCTGCAGGCGATGTACAGCGCCGCGCACGCCGTCAAGACGCGCGTCGTCGCCGTGACGATCCTGCCGTTCCTGGGGAATGAAAGCTGGGCATGGACCCCGGATCGCCAGGCCGCGACCGACGCCGTCAACCGCTGGATCACGACGGACGCCGTAGATGTTGATTACGTCGTCGACGGCTACGGCGCGCTCGGCGATCCGAGTGACGCGCGCGCGCTGCAGTCGCCCGCGTACACGCGCTACGGCGATGGCACGTTCGATCATCTGCATCCCAATCCCGAGGGGATGATCGCGCTCGGGAATGCCATCTACGACCGCGTGACGTGGACGGCCGCCCAGTGGTACGTCGGCGTGACCGAGGACGTCTGTGTCCCGAGCTCCGCCGTGGCGTGGCAGATTCGAGGACGGGCGGGCGATTCGGCCTCCTGCGTGAACTTCGGCCCGAACCGCGGCGGCCAACGGTACGCCTTCCTCCAGGCCGGGCCCGAGGGGTTCCGGATCGGCGGGACGAAGGCGGGCGTGCCGCTGTTCCTCTACTCCAACGGCGTGCTCTTGCGAGGCGGGCGGCTGATCGTGGACGCGACCGGCGCGCTCGGCATCGAGGAGGAGGCGTAACCTCAATGGATCTCGGCCTGCGCATCGTCGTGCGCGCCCATCAGGACGACGGGACCGCGGAAGACACCTGGCCCCCGATCGCGGGCGCGCGCGTCGCAATCGGCAGTGGCGGCACCAAGGTCGACGACTCGACCACCACGCCGGCGATCAGTGGCGCCGACGGGATCGCGACGATCGACGCCGTCACGGTGCGCGTGGAAGCGGACGGCTTTCATCCGTACGCGGGCGTCTACTCCCGCCCGAATCTGCAAGGCCCGCCACTCCCGGTGAGTCTTCGGCGTCGCTGACGGACCGCCGGAGCAGCCCCCGGCTACGTTCCCGCCGCCGATCCGCCGCGCGCCGCTCGGGCCGTTCCCGGCGCCCGTGACGTACGACCACGTGCTGCCGTTCACGCCGCCGCCGCCGCGGACGCTCGAGTTCTACCGGGGGAACTTCTGCGGCCTGCAGATCCCAGGCGCGCCGCTCGTGCCCGGCGGCAGCTCGGACGTGATGATGGCCGCGCTGCTCGACAACTACCCGCGCGACTGGCAGGACCGGTTTCTCCTGGCGTACGCCGAGCGCGGCTATTCACATCTGCAGCGCTCGATCGGGCATGCGCTCCACTACGGGCATTCGATCGCTGAGCACATCGAGTTGTCCCAGCGCGCGCAGGCGGTCGGGTTGTTCTGTGATGAATGGTTCCTCTGTGAAGAGTGGGGGTTCTTCCGGGCGACCGTCGATCAGTGGACACCGATCATGGACCCGATCCTCGACGAGCTGCTCGAGGCGGACGTCGTCGACCACGCCTGCGTCGGCTGGCAACTCGACAAATACAACGCGCCCGGCAACACGCTCATCGCGATCATCCGGTACGTCGCGGAGCGGATTCCCCAGGACGTGCCGCTGTTCACCCACTGGATGAATCACGCGCTGGCCTGGTGGAAGACGGGCGGGGAAGTCTGGACCGATCGGTACGGATCGATCGACGTCGTCGATCGCTTCACCTGGTGGGCGGCGATGCAGCCGTACCTGACCGGCGCGCACCATCAAGGCAATACGACCGAAGCGCGACGCGACCCGCAGCTCTATCAGGACAAGATGAAAGACACGCTCGATCCGTTCTCCGGGCACACCGGGAAGGGGAACATGGGGCGCTCGCGGCGCGGCGGCGTGGAGAAAGACTTCGCGCTCGTCGCGTTCGAATCCACGGCGCAGGATCAATTCGACGGCCGTTGCTCGGAAGACGAAGGCGATCTCGTCGGGTACCTGCTGACGTGTACGACGAGTTACAACGGCAAGGGGATGTCCGGGTTCGGCAATGGATCGAGAATGCCGTCCGGGGATCCGCTCTGAGTGAGACGCGGCCCCGTCGACGAGCGCCCGACGCAGCGACTCCTGCAGATGATCGCCGACTGGCAACGGCACGGCGGCCAGACGATCACGCTCGACACGTTGGCGCAGATCGTCCGGCGGGAAGAATGGCGCGAGGAGCACCCAGTACACAGAGGAAGAGAGAGACACCACATGGGATTTGATTTCGGGAAATTCTTGGCGATTCTCGGCGCCGTAGCACCCGTCGTGCTCATGGTTGTTCCGGGCGGCGCGGTCCTGGCGCCGTTGATTCCGGTGATGATCAAAGGCATTGCCGAGGCGCAGCAGATGCCCGGCAAGACCGGGCCCGAGAAGAAAGCGATCGTCCTCCACGAAGTCGAGCAGGGCGCGCTCGTACTGAACTCGCTCAAGCCCGGCACGATCGATCCGGCGCTCGCGGTCGAGGCTGCCGGCCATGGGATCGACGCGGTGATCACGAGCATTCACGCCGTGGAGACCGCGCAGGCGGCGCTGCCCGCGGTGCCGGCGCTGATCGCGACGCCGCCGGCGGCATGACGTTGGACATCGCCTTCGATCGGCTGCTGGGCCACGAGGGCGGCTACACCGACGGCCAGGGCGATCCGGGCGGCGAGACGCACTGGGGAATCTCGAAACGATCGTACCCGCTCGTCGACATCAAAGGCCTGACCCGCCTCGACGCCAAGCGGATCTACTTCGCCGACTTCTGGCAGCGGATCCACGCCGACGAGTTGTACGACGGCGTCGCGTTTCAGGTGTTCGACTTCGCCGTGAACTCCGGCATTGACACGGCCGTGCGGTATCTCCAGCGTGCGATCGGCGTGGCGGACGATGGCCACTGGGGACCCGTCAGTCGCGCGGCGGCCGCGGCGCTGAGTGAAACGGATCTCATTCTGCGACTCAACGGGGAACGGCTCGCCTTCATGACGCGGTTGCAGAACTGGCCGACCGCCGGGAAGGGCTGGGCGCGGCGGATCGCACAGAACCTGCTGTACGGCGCCGACGATTCGTAGAGGGCCCCCTCGATGCTGACCCCCTTCCGAGTGACCGACGCGCGCGACGGCGAGCTCGTGCCGCGCATGTATAGCTACTGGTCGAACGCCGTGATCCGGGACGGCGCCGTCTTGGTGTTCAACGGCCATGCGGACGGCACGGTGCATTTCTGGCGCGTGGACATCGCGTCGCGACAGGTGGACCGCCTCGGCGCGCTGCTGACGTACACGGGCGAAGGGGAAGGCTGGTTCTGGGACCGTGAGGGCCGGTTGATCGTGCTCGACGGGCCGCGACTGCGCCGCGTGGGGCCGTTCTCGCCCGATCAAGACGAGGTGGTGCTCGACATCAGCGAGACCCATCCCGGCTGCGATCTGTGGCAGCCGCACGCGAGCGAGGATGGCTCGTTCTACTCGGCCACGGTGCGGCAGCTCACCACGGAGGGGCCGTATCAGCCGATCGGCACCGTCGTGGGCAGCATGCAGGCGCAGCGCTTCTACCGGGCCGAGGGCGAGCTCGACGAGTCGGCGATTGATGCCTCGGGGCGGTTCCTGCTCATCAAAGAAACGTTTCAGCGCGACAAGCCCCGCCTCGACAATCGCATCCTCGACTTCGAACGCGGCACGGATCGCTGGCTCCGCGATGAAGACGGCGCGATCGGGCACGCCGACATGGGGGCCGGGTTCGTGGTCGGTGAGGACGATCAGGCCGGGGCGTGCGTGCGGCTGGACCTGGACACCTTCGATCGCGTCCCCTTGTTCTCGACCTGGAACATGGGCTACGTGTCGGTGCGTGGCGAACGGTGCCTCTGGAGCAGCGACACGCACATCAGCCTGGTGGCGCTCGACGGCTCCGGGGTGACGCCGCTTGTGGAACATGGCGCGCACGCGGGGAACGAGTACGACCAGCGCGTGAAAGCCTCCCTGGATCCGTCCGGCCGCGTCGCCTGCTACATGGTCCGAGGCACCGTGTATCTGCTGGAGCTGCCCTGATGCTCTAGCACGTCGGGCTGACAGGACCGGTCACGCTCGGATCCCTGTCGCCCTTTTCAGGAGCTGTTCGTACTCGGCCTGCGTCACCTCGCGGCCGTCCACGTAGTAGTGAGCGATGCCGCGGACCATCTGCCGGTTCACGTCCGGACGCGCCCCGAAGACCCCGCCGGCGGTGGCGTCGGCCGCCTCGTACCGGATCACGAAGTCGGGGGACTCGAGCGGGCGATCGTCGTCATCCATCATGCGCGCTTCTTCTTCTGGCCGACACGCCGCATGGACGCGAGCTGCACGGCTGACAGCTCGGGCATGTCGGAATAATCGATCGTCGCCTGCTTCTTCTTCTTCGCGCGGGCGGACGCCTGCCCGGCTTTTGAGGCGCGCGCCTTCCGTTGGGCCGCGGTCAGTGACTGACTGCCGACCGTCCCGCCGCGGGCGCCTTGCTGGCGGAAGTAGGCGAGGGCGTCGGCCGACAGGGCGGATTTTTTCATGCGCGATTCATCTTGACACTAAGGGGGTAAGCTGTCAAGATACGGACTATGGAAACCCCGAACGTGCCCCGCCTCTTCCGCGACGTCCTCGACGCGCACGACAAAGCCATTCTGTCGATCAATACCGCGAACACGGCGCTGGCCGAGGCGGCGACCCAGTTCGGGATCGCGATGACGGCGCACGGGGCGGCGAACGCCGAGGCCCTCGCCGCGAACCGGGCCGCGCTGGGCTTGCTCCGCGTGTGGGAGACCGACTACCGCGATTCGAAGTAAGTCGTCGAGAAAGAAGCGGCGCTGCCCGGTGTGATCAGCATCGGAACAGCGCCTAACCCGTCCACTGCGGTAACAGTCGAGCGGGCTGCCAGATTCTACTGGGAGCCTGAACAGAAAGGTTCTCAGTCATGATCCCGAAGGTCCTCACCCCCGACGTCCTCCGCTACGCCGAGATCTTGCTAGCCGGGTTGCCGCCCGCGGCGCCGTCTCTCACCCTCGTCTGTGCCTGGTGCACGCCCCGCGTGACGCTCGAGCAGCTCCACCGCCAGGCGCCGGGCCGCATCAGTCACGGGATCTGCGCGCCGTGCGTCGATCGCATGCTCGCCCTCGAGGATCGATCATGAAGCGCCCGAGCACCCGGTATCTCTACGGCTTGGTGAACACGTTCGGCGTCTCGGTCACCGTGAGTCAGGAGGACCTCGATCGCTGGGATGCGGAATTCGCCGCCGAGCAGCAGGCCGCCCGCCTCGACCAGGCGATCGACGGCTTCCGCCGACGCACCTCCAACGCCGCGCTGTTTCCGAAACGCGACGGCGGGCAGTGAGCTACGCCTGGAACCACGACCCCGACCCCGAGATCGCGCCCGTCGTCGACGTCGAGATCACGCCGGCGCCCGACGCCGATCGCGGCCCCGTCATCGACGTGACGCTGACGCCGAAAGCGCCGGCGCCGTGCGGGACGCACCGGTGGTACTGGGCCCGGCCCTACACGCTGCGGTGTCAGAAATGCGGCGCGCTCAAACGCGCCGATCGTTAACCCTCGTGACGGTGGAGAAGAGTCCCGTGCCCAACATCCATGACGCGTTTCCGTCGAACTACCTGAAAGCCGCCGACCTCCAGAATCAGACCGCCGTCGTCACGATCGATAAGGTCGCCTTCGAAGCAGTCGGCCGCGAGCGCGAGCAGAAAGCCGTCCTGTACTTCGTCGGCAAAACCAAAGGCGTCGTCCTGAATAAAACCAACGCGAAGAAGATCATCGAGATCAGTGGCTCGGCGTTGACCGAAGACTGGACCGGGTTGACGATCGCGCTCTATCCGACCGAGACGGAATTCGGCGGCGAGACGGTCGACTGCATTCGGGTGAAGGCGGCGCCGAGTCAGCCGCGTCTGCGTCCGCAGCCGGTCGCCCCGACGCCGGCGCCGGCCGCCGCGCGATCGACCGGCGCGATCAGCACGGACGAGATTCCGTTTTGAGCGCGCCTACAGGACGTCTCGATCGGCTCCGCACGCTCGCCGAGCTCTCCGCGAAGCCCCGCGCGATCCCGAAGCCCGCGACGAAGCTCGAGCGCGCGATCGCGAACAAAGCGAAACGCCTCCTCGACGCCAAGCTCCTCCGAGAATGGGCTCACAACGTGAAGACCCGCGATCAGTGGAAGGACCGACGCACCGGCGCGACCGTGAGAAGTACTCGGCAGCTCGATCCGCTCCGCGCTGAAGCCCATCACCTCGAACCGAAGGAAAACAAAGCGACCCGCTACGACGTGCGCAACGGGATCTGTCTCAGTTTCTCGAGCCATTTTCTGGTGACGACATTCAAGTACCGGATCGAGGGCACGGCCTGGTTCACGACGCACGGGTGCCGCTACATCGACGGCACCTATCCGGTGATCTTCGTGCGGCTGTAGGATCCTGCCGTGCGGACCTACTGGTTGAGTTTCACCGACCGCGATCGGCCACGCGGCCAGCAATTCCTCGGCGTCGTCGTGGTGGACGTCTCCGAGGCCGACCGCGCCGAGGCGCTCGCGACGTGGAACCAGACGCACGACCAGCCGATGGGCGATCGGATCGACGGCCCGTGGATCGCCGCGGCGATGCGGGCGTGTTGGCGCGCGGGCGTCAATCCCGGCGGGGCCGTCGCCTCGTGGCGGCTCGACGACCACCCCGACTTCGCGAGCTACAGCGCGCGCTATCCGCGTCTGCAGTTGCTCAGTCGTGCGGAGATTGCCGCGCTCGAGCCGCTCTGAGTGCTTACTTCGTCTTCGCTTTCCGCAGCGGCAAAAACGCGCCGTCGGTGATCGTCACATCGACCAGCGGCACGATCGCCGAGTTGCCGTCGCCGTCGACGCACAGGTACACCGGCGAGCTGCCGGGCTGGTCGCCGATCATAATCAACCGCACCGCGTCGCCATCGACCTCGCCGTGAATCGGATCGCTGAAGGGCGGCGCCCACGAGGCGCGGCTGGGCGACGACGCGGCGGCGGCGGCGATGGTGTCCTCAGTACGCTGGGCGGCTTTCTGGCGGGCCTTGAGACTCATGGGGATCAGCCTCCTGGAGGGGACCGCGGCAGGACGCGCGCGGTACGGCTGGAGAGTCTACGCCTCGACGCGGATCCCGCCAAGTAGGTCACCCGCCGCAGTCCACCGCGCCGCTCGTCTACTGCGGTACACGAGGGAAGGGTGTGGCCCTTTCAAGGCCAAAACGCGGGTTCGAATCCCGCTGGGGACGTACCCCACCCGTGCCGCCGTCGCGCGCCAGTAACCCCCACATGTGCCGCAATTGCCGCCGCCGCCGCGTCGCGAGTCGGCGCGGCGATGAGTGCCGTTCGATGCGAAAAAGAGCCGTTGTCGACGTGAAAGTCACCCGCGCAGTCCACCGCGATCAGGTCGCCAGCTTCAGCGACAACTGCCGCGACGTCGCGAGGAACTGACTGAGGGCCGCGGCGGCCGCCGCATCGACGGCCTGGTCGGCGCCCTTCGCATACCGCGCCGTCACGCGGGAGCCTTCGGCGTGCAGCCCCAGCCGCCCGACGGTCGCCAGATCGCGCGTCACCTGATAGAGCGCCGTCAGGAAGCTGTGCCGCAGATCGTAGAGGTGGACCGTGGCCGGATCGAGCCCCGCGGTTTTGCAGCCGCGTTTGAAGGCGCGGTTGAGCGACTCGGTCACGAACGGGCCGTAGGCGTGCGCCGCGTGGAACGCTTTGAAGGCAGCGAGGCCTTCGGCGGTGAGGGTCAGGGTCCGCGCTTCGACGCCGGCGCCTTTGTGGCGCGGCACGACGCGCACGGTCCCGGCCGTGAGCTGCAGATCGGTCGGCCCGACGCGCTTGAGAATCCCTGGCGGGATCCCGGTGTAGGCCAGGACGCGCACGCGGATCGGCGCGAGGCTCAGGCGGGGCGGCCGGCCTTTCTTGGTGGCGCGGTGCGTCGGCATCGCGGCGATCGCGGCGGCGATCCGATGGTAGTCGAGCGCGCGCGCTTCGGCTTTCGGCGCGGCCGGATTGTCGGTCGCCTTCACGGGATTCGGATCCGTCGATTTCTTCCCGTTCATTTTCTGGAAGAACGATTGCAGCGCGGTGCGCCGCTTGCGGACGGTCGCCGGCGCGCACGTCTCGAGCCAGCCTTGGAGGACGACGTCGATTTCCTCCGCGGTGATCGAGCGCCGCGGGCGATCGCGCCCGAGCTCGTGGGCCCAGAGCTCCAGGTGCGCCGCGCGCTGGTGGTAGGTCGGCATCGCGGCGACGCGCCCGAGATACGTGTCGATGTCGGCGCTGAAGGATCCGGCGCTCGTCCGCGTGCGGCTGAACCGGTCGACCTGGTCCTCCCGCCACGCGCGCATCTCACTGATCGGCGTGTCGAGCGGGAACTGTTTGGTGTACAGCGTCCGGTGGACGCGGACCTCCACGCGCCAGCCTTTGCGGCGCCGATGAATGCCGATCAGTTTGCGGCGGGGCATGACTAGAAGACGGTGCCGCCCGTTGTGGCCCCGCACAAGACCGCGGCGCGTTTGATGGCGTTCGCGATGCGCTGGCCGTCTTCGGCCGTCTGCGCGCGCACGATGACCGCCGGCAGCACCTGCGGATTGCCGTTGTCGATGGAGGCGGTGCTGGTGGCCGTGCGGGGATCGCGAATGACGAGCCGCACCGCGTAAATCGGCGCGTCGGTGAACAAGGTTTCCGGTTGGACCCCACTGCTGCTCGGGTTCAGGTCCTGCAGGTCTAGGCGGACGTCCGTCCAGTTCGCCGCGCCGGTGGTGACCGATCCGCGCGCGGTGACGGTGATCGTCTCAATCGTCCGCAGCGCGTGCCACGTGAGGCGGCAATCGGTGAGGGTCAGCGTGTCGACGTGCTCCTCGCCCGTGGACACTCTCAAGCGCGGACGATCCTGCTGGATCCCGCGTGCGCGCATCAACGCACGACCCTCCGATTCCAGCCAGGTTTTGGTTTCCTCCATCGTGGGACCCGGCGGGACCGCGGCGGGCGCTTGTGCGGCGCGGAGGGAGGGCAGCAGGCCGACGACGATCGCGAGGGCCGAGAACAGGATCTTCATCTGAGACTTTCACGCCGGCCGATGGGTGACCGAGAACAGAAGACAGAGCCGCAGGTAACACCGACGCCGGTGCAGTTCGTAACTACACGGCGCCCAGAAGGGAAAATGATCGCTCAGGAGGATTAGCCGACCGATCGCTTCGGGGCGCGCTGTTCGGGTTCATCCGAGAGCGCGTCCGCCAATTCCCGGACGTACGCGTTGAACCCGTCGAGCGCCACGGTGGACGCGGGGCCGATCCCGTCCTTCTCGCGCAGCCATCGGCTGAACGTGCCGGGTTGCATCCCCATCTTGCCCGCCAACACTTTCTGGCTGACCCCATGCTTGACGAGCCGCAACGCCCGTTGCCGTAAGGAAGAATTCGTGTCCACCGAGAACGACGGTAGCAAGGGACCGACGTCGCCAGGCGGGAATTCAACTTGAATTACGCTCATGAATCACTTCGTACAACATAATGTTGACAGTTACTATACAGCAATATATATTTCCCTCCTACAACGCATATGCCCAAGAATCTGGCCCTAAAGATCGCGATCGTCGAGAGCGGCCTGACCCAGTTCGAAGTGGCCGCGGCCGCCGGCATCCACCACACCCGGCTCAGTCACATCATCAACGGGCACCGAGAGGCGAGCGAGGACGAACAGAGAGCCCTGGCCCGCGTCCTGAAGCGGAAGATCGGCCAGTTGTTCCTGAAGGTCGCATGACCGGCCACCCCCCGCGCTGTTACACCCTCAAGCAGCTCCTCAGCCCCGAGCTGCTCAACATGCCGCGCCGGACGTTCTTCACCTTGAAGAAGGCCGGTGAGTTGCCGTTCCTCGAAGAACTCCAACCGCGGGTTGGCCGTTGTATGCGCTTTCGCGCGGACCTGGTCGATCGCTATCTCGCCGGCCAGTGGCGGGTGCCCGTCACGCGCCGGATCCCGGTCCGCATGGCGAAGGCCGCGATCGCCGCCAAGAGCGCCTGACCATGTTCATCCTTTACGTGACGGACGCCGCCGGCTATGTCCAGGTCGTGACGTTCCCGACGGCCTTCGCCCGCGCCTTGACGATGATCTATCTGGCTCGGTCGCCGGTGGTGTTGCGGATCGGGGAGGCCGCATGAAGTCCCACGCGATCTACTTGACGCAAACGCCGGGGCGCTGCCGCTGGTGTCGCTGCACGGAGTTCGAGCCTTGTGCGAACGGCTGCGGCTGGGCGAACCGAGAACAGACGCTCTGCACGGAATGCGTGCCGCTCGATCGCGCGATGAAGAACGCGCCGGGGCGCCGCGAGCTCGCGGAGTTTCTCCAGGAGCACGGCTTTCTGAGTGGCGGGGTCCGGCACGCGCTCGTCACACGCGGGCAGGCCTGCACGCGGCCCGGCTGTCAGCGCCCGCGCGTGAAAGGCCGTCGGCTCTGTGCGTGGCACACGGAGGCGGCGTGATGGGCCGGGCACGCAATCGGAAGTGGGCGAAGCGGCGGGCCAAGTTTCGGACGGCCACGCTCGGCGAGAAGATCCGGCTCCTGGCCCTCTTCGGGCGACACAAGAAGTTCGAGGCGGAGTAACTAAGGCATGAAGCCCCTCCGATCCCCGCGACTCCCCGGCGCGGTCCGCCGCGGCGACACGTACCGCGATCCCGCCGATCAGCTCGTGGTCCTCGATCACGTGGCCGTCCAGAACGCGATCCTCCTCGCGCTCCAACCGGCCCCGCTCCAGAAGTGGCAGCTCCGCGAAGCCCTCCACATCCCCGAGACTGTGATCTATCGCGAGCTCCAAGCGTTGCGGACGCGCGGGGTGGTCAAGGTCGTCGGGAAGCGGTTGACGGATCGGCAGTGGGCGCTCGTGGAGTGGCAACCGCCGCGGATCCCGGATGCGCAGACCGTGATCGCGCACTCGCACGCCGCCAAGCCGCCGGCGCCGACGACGTCGTGGTGGATTGGGTTGACGCGGGAAGAATTTCAGCGGCGGGCGACGAACGGTGCCGACGCATGAACACGGTTGTTAGGGGGTTGTGATCGGGGAGTTATCGGCAGGGCAGAGGCCGCGAGCGCGAAGCGCACCACAGTCTCGCACCCGCGGCCCCTGGGGCAGCACGGAAAGAACAGGCTCGGAGGACCCGTTCCGCCATGCGCGAAGCTGAGGATACCAAACCGGCGCGACTGACGGAAGCTGAGCTCGTCGACGACGTGTGCCGCTTGCTCCGGGAAGGCCTCGTGCACCGGACGTACGACGATCCGGACGCGCCGCCCCGGTTCTATGTCACCGCAGCCGGCCGGCGCGAACTGCAGGCCCCGATCCTGGAGGAGGCGTCGTGATGCCCGACCCCGTCGAACTGGCCACGCTCAAACAGGCGCACGCCGACGAGCGCCTCGCCGACGCGCGGAAGTTCGACGTCGTGCAGCAGTTGCTGCGCGAGGCCTACGACCTGCTGACCAATTCGCAGACCCGCGTCGACCTGCGGGACTGGATGCGCGCAGCGGAGCCGTTTGTGCGGCACTGAATGGGCGAGTTCACCGCGGCGGCGCTCGGCGGCGCGACGGGCCTGGTGCTCCTCTGGATCTGGCGACGCCGGCAGCGACCCGTAGAACAAAAGATCCGGATGACCGCGAAGCGCCAGGCGGAACTGTTGGACGACGAACGGCACTGACGAATGGCGAGACTCGACACGCGCACCGTCGCCGACCTGCAGGCCATGCTGCGCTACGAACGCGAGATCGCGTCACGGAGCACGAGTCAGGAGCGACAGGATCGCTCGCACAAGCAAATCGCGCGGCTCGAAGCGGAGTTAGCCAAGCGGGCGACCGACGACGAGGAGGAGGACACCATCGGCGACGGCGTGTAAGGCAGGGTAAGGAGCACGACCGATCGATCCCGTGCGGGGCCACCACGCGATCGACGGCGCAGGGTTAGAGACTCGGAATTAGGTGCGCGATTCCAGCGCGCATCGTCGGAGGGGAAGTAACCCCCCAAACGCGGCCTTTCGTTTGTGAGGCGGAAGCCGCGTCCGGAGGGGATCGAAAGGAAGTGATGCGAGGCGCTGGAGCTCCATCAACGTACCAAGTTTTTTTTCATGACGCAAGACTGCGGGAGATGCGGGTGCGCGGCCGCGCGCGGCGCGGGCGGCGATGAGCGACGCGGCGAAGCGCTACGTCGACACCTGCACCGCGAAGGGCGGCGCGCTGGCGCTCTTAAAGGCGATCGCGGATCTCATTCCCGAAGGGGAAACGACGACACCGCCGCTGACGATCGAGGACCTGGCGAACTACGCGCGGTGTGTGGATCGGACGGCGCGGAGCAACCGGGACGTGCTGGAACGGGACGGCGAGATCAAAGTGCATGACGGCGGCCGCGGCAAAGTGGCGCGGTATGAAATGCTCCGGCTCGTGGAGGGCGCGCGGCCGCTGACCGCGGCGCCGTTGCCGCTTCTCGGGCGCGCGAAGCCGGTGCGGACGAAGACAAGCGTCAAGGAAACGTCGGCAACTTCTGCCGACCTTTTCGAAAGCGTCAACGAAACGTCGGCAACTTCTGCCGACGTTGGCGAGGTTAGGGCGTACGACATCGGCAACTATTGCCGACGTTGGTGGGCAAACGTCGGCAACTTCTGCCGACGTTGGTGGATGCGTACGATCAAAGAGCGATCAACGTCGGCAACTTCTGCCGACCTTTTCGAAAGCGTCAAGGAAACGTCGGCAACTTCTGCCGACGTTGGCGCGCACAACGACGCCGACTTAATATCCGCGCGCGCTATCGTAGTAGAAAGATCTACAGAAGTAGAAGAAGCCGCGCGCGCGCGCGACGGCGACGCGTTCCTGACCTGGTGGCGCGCGACGTTCCCGACACACAACGGCGGCGCCGCCGCGTTCGTCGATCGCGCGCGTGACGGGCCGATCGTACGCGCGCTGCTCGACCAGTATCCGTTCGACCTCCTCCAGGCGATGGCCGTGCTGCTCTGGACGACCACGACGGATGGCATTCGCGGGAGTCACCGCTGGTGGATCGCGGAACGGTGCCCCGACCGCGGGCTGTTCGCATTGCGGCACAAAGCGACCTACCTCGCGCGCGAAGTCAGCCTGCGCACGCAAGAGGCGGCCGCCGCCGGCGACGTGTGGGGCCAGGTGCTCGACCGGCTCGCGGAGAAGTTGGACCGGCACACGTTCCACACTTGGTTCGCGCACTCGTCGTTGCTCGACGACGCCGGCGACGTCATCGAGGTGGCCGTCCCGTCCGCGCTGCACGGCGAGTGGATCCAGAAACATCATCACGACGTGGTGGCCGAGGCGCTGCGCGAGGTGCGAGCGGGCGCACGCGTCGCGTTTGTCGGGGAACGGAAAGCAGGATCCGGATAAGGTCCGATGAATTCGGCGGGCTAGGGTCTGCAGCCCGAAGCGTGCGCACCTGACGCACTGCCCGCCGAAACCCTTTCAGGCGATGTGGCCGACAGGAAGCCTGCCGTGGCGACCAACGTGACGATGCCGTTCGGGAAATACAAAGGCGTGCTATTGACCGAGTTGAGCGACCAATACGTGGCGTGGCTGCAGAGTCCCGGAATCGAACTCCGGGAACCGTTGAAACAGTTCGTCGCGGAGGAAGCCGCACGGCGCGATCGCGTGCGTGAGGCGCAACAGGCGGCCGCCCTGGTCACCGAGGCCGTGATCACGGCGGCGACTGAAATCATCAAACAGGGCGCGCGGGTCCTGACGCGCACGCGTCACCCCGACGCCGGCGGCTCCACGCAGGCAATGGCCGAGGTCAACAACGCCGCGGAGTTGTTACGGATCGCCCTCAACGACTTCGCCGGGAGACATTCCGGATGACCACCATCAATTCGAAGCCGACGGTATGAGCCTGGACGTCGCGCTCGTGTTCGTCGTCGGGCTCTTGTGTCTAGTCGCGATCAGTGTGTGGACCCTCGTGTGGTGGCGGGAGTGGCGGACGCAGCAGCGCGCGGCGCGCGAGCAAACCGCGGAGGCGGCCCGCGTGCGCGAACTCGACGCGATTAAGAAACTCGCGGCCGAGGATGCGCAGCGACGGCTGCGCGAACAGGGATCAAGGTTCAGAGATCGGAGCCGACTCAATTGATGCGCTGCGTGGAACGTGAAACGTCTCCGACAGCCGCGTCTCCGACAGGCGGCGACCGGTGACGGAGACCACCCTGACGGACTGGCTCCCGATCGCGGAGGCGGCCGCACGGATCGGGTGCTCGACCCGGACCGTCGAACGCCTCGCCGCGAAGAAGCAGCTGGAACAGCGCCTGCGGCCCCAGGCGGGCTCGCCGGCCGTGGCCGTCTTCAACCCTGACGACGTCGATCGGATCGCGGCTGAGCGCCATCCTGCGCCTCCGCCGTTCGTTTTGGAGGCTGGGCGGGCCACCGGGAACGGGAACGGGCAGGGGACCGCGCGGGTCGGCAACGACCTGTTGCGTAAACGCAACGATTTGTTGCGCGCCGCCGACGACCCGATCCGGCAGCTCGCCGCCCTCGTCCTGCACGCCCTCCAGTCGCCGCCATTGCCGCCAGTGTCGGAGAAGGTGGCGGAGACCCGCTTGTTCCTGACCCTCGCCGAGGCGGCGGCCTACACCGGGTTGTCGACGTGGTATCTGCGGGTCCAGATCAAGAAAGGGACGTTGCCCGCGGTCCGGACGCGGGGCTGGCGGATTCGGCGGAAGGATCTGGAGGTGCTCTGAATGGCCAACGCCGAATGGTTCGATCGGATCCGGGCGCGCGGGATCTGCTACGTCTGCCGCCGGCCGATGGCGGACGACGATCCGCGCCGTGCGCACACCGCGTGTTTGGCCGCCGCGCGACACGGACGACGAGTCGCGGACATTCGTCGCCATCCTCCCGAGGATCGGGGCGGGCGGAGTCGACGGAAGGATCTGGAGGCGCTCTGAACTGGTTCGCGCGGCAGCGGCTCGACTGGATCGCGGACATGCTCCACGTCTACGGGTTCATCAACCGCGAGCATCTGCAGCGGAAGTTCGGGATCTCGACGCCGCAGGCCTCCAAGGATTTGGCCGCGTTCACCCGCGCGCACCCGTCGGCCGTGCGGTACGACCCGTCCCGGAAATGCTACGTCGCCAACCAGGGGCGGGCACGATTGACCCGCGTCTGGTGATCCTTGGGTCGTTGCAATCTGTCGCCGTCACATCCGCCTGGAGTCGTCTGTTGATCTGATTCCCCACGCGCTCTCGGCGCCAGTTCCCAACGAGTTACCCTGAAGTCTCTCAGCCCAAGGTCCTAGCCCGGCGTCGCCTCGTCGGCGCGGAGCGGCACCTTCTTACCCGTCGCCTGCTCGGCGGTTTCGAACAGTTGATGACAGCCCGCGCAGTGCCGCCAGCGCAGGTACCGCGTGCCCTGCGTATCGGGCCGGGAGTCGACGACTTTCGACTTCCAGACCCCGCAAAACGGGCAGCAGAACTTATCCGTCGTCAGTGACTTAGCCCCTGTCAGACCGACAGGGTAACGCCGGACGTGCGCCGCCACGATCTACATCTAGAACACCTGCCCCCGGCTTCAGCCGGACACTACACGTATCGGCGTCGGTCGTCCCTGATCGCGTCGCTCGTTTCCCGGACAACCTGAGGATCCCCTGCCATGCGGAGGGCGCGTCTCGTCGTGACGCTCACGCTCGACGAAGCCGCCGCGCTGCTCACGCGCTTCGCCCTCGATCCGCAGACGGCCAGCTTATCGGGCCTGCACAAGATCCAGACCGCGCTCGAGCAGGCGATCGATCCGCCGACGCGTCCGACGCGCCAGTCCATATCTATTGACACCCCACCCGCCGACGATTACGTCCCCTGGCGCGATGAAGCCAACGGGATCTGGGAATGACGCGCACCTCCGCCGATCGCTGGGCCACCCTCTCGACCCTGATCCTCGCGCTCGAACGCTGCGTCGAAGGCGCGGCCCGCCTCGATGCATATGCGTCCCGTCCCGCCGTCGCGCATCTCGACATGTTCGACGCGCGCGTGCGCCGGCTCGACGCCCGCCTCGAGCAGGAGATCGGTCGGCTCACCGTGGAGTTGCTCACCGCGCAGCTCGCCGCGACACAGCGGCGGAGCGCGGCCTGAATGGGGTACGCGCCGCCGCGTCCCTGCACCTATCCGAACTGCGCCGCCCTGAATTGCACCGCGCACCAGGTCGAGGCCTGGCGCACGCGCGACCGGCCGATCGTCACGCGCATACGCGGGCGTGAGTTGCAACGGCGACGTCGGGTCCTCTTCGCGAAGCAGCAGTACCGGTGTGTCGGCGAGGCGTGCGTGTCGCGAGGACTACAAACCCGCCCGACCATCCGCGATCACATCATCCCGATCGCGGAAGGCGGGACCGAAGACGCGAGTAACGAGCAAGGGCTCTGCCTCGATTGCAGTGATCAGAAGACTGAGACCGAGTCCTTGCGTGGGGTGCAGCGATCG